ATTTTCAAAAATATGAAATAATTGTATACCTTTTTCTTTACATAATTTAGTTTTATTAAGATGTCTGTTTTTATTTTCGGTATCAGCAGAATACGATGAATGCCAGAATAAACCATTATATTCAATTGCTAAATTATGGTCCGGTATATAAATGTCCAATTCTAAAGGTTTAATTATCTGTCTATTGCCGGATTGTACATTATCAATTAAAGATTGACAAAATTCTAAAATTTCATTTTCAGCAATAGATTTATTATAAGGATAACATTTGAGACAACGAATATAAAAATGAGATGATTCTCTTATTTCACCACATTTATGCTTATATTTAATAAAATTATTATTTTTATTTATATATTCATTTATAGTAGTTAATAATTCATAATCATTTGGAATTTTTGCTTTAATCTTATAAAAATGAAATTTTCTATGCGATTTTTTAATTTTTAATGCACCACTTTCATAACTCGTTAATCCCGTTTTTGGATTAATTTTTAATTTTGTTTGTTTACTTTTTATTCCAATTTGTTGATAACCAGATAATCCTGTTTTTGGATCAATTTTAATTAATGTTTTTCTTGTTTTTATCCCAATTAATTTGCGTTTTGTTAATCCAGTATTATTATCTATCTTATCTAATGATAATTTAATTTTTTCTTTAATTCTAGATAATTCTAAAACAGATTTAATATTATCAATATTATCAATTTCTTCCTGTGTTCCAAATTTCAATACTTGGTTTTTTGTATCATTATCTCGTAATTGCCCATTATTCCAATTATGTTCAATACCATATCTTTCCAATATTGATTCTTTAGCTTTTTTTCTAATAAAGGTTAATGAAAAAGAAGATTTAATATTATCAATATTATCAATTTCTTCCTGTGTTCCAAATTTCAATACCAGGTTTTTTATGCCATTATCTCGCAAATATCCCAACTTCCAATTATGTTCAACACCATAAGTTTTTACCATGGCATTTTTATAATTTTCTCGATATTCTGGCGATTTTTTAGCACATTTTGAACAATACTTATTATAAGTATATTTTTTATCACCACGCTCATTCCAATAAGGAACAGCAACTTTACACATATCACATTTAACTAATTCTGTAATTTCATTTTTAACATAATAAATACGTTCTCTAATTGATACATTATTATCTAAAAAATTTGTAATTTCAACCAATTCTAAATAATTATTATACCACCTATTATTTATTTTCTTTATATTAGTTAATCGCTTACATGAATCACAAAATTTAATTAATTCTAAAACATTTTTAGAATACATTTTTACATATATTTTATTTTGATTTTTATAAATATCATTATAACAAATAAAATATAACACATAAATTAAAATTAAATTTAAATTTATTTTTCAAACAAAATAATTAATCTATTAATAAGGAGATATAATATATGATTATTAACGGAAATCTAAAGTTCGCTAGTGCGGGATTTGGCGAACTTCAAAACGCAGTATTAGAAAATTTAACAACTACCGCTCGTGATTTAATAACTACACCAGGTGTTGGTCGAATAATTTTTAATACCACAACATCGGTATATAACTTTTATGATGGCACGACTTGGCAAATATTTGGTACAGGCGGTGGTATTGGTGCACTTCAAACTGAAGTTGATGCCATTGAAGCAGCATCCGGAAGTATTTTTAATACTGACGGAACATATTTAGCTGCTACTCTTAATGCATTAGGAAATATTACTAATGCTACAACATTAGCAGATGCATTAGGTCAGTTAGATGCAGCTATTACTGCAGCAGCTGGTGTTGATACATTAGGTGAATTAACTGATGTAACTTTAACAACTCCAGCAAATACTGATTTATTACAATATAATGGAACAGCATGGGTTAATGTAGCATCAACAACAATTGGTGAATTTGGATTTAAAACAATCAATGGTGATTCTGGTTCTGCAGTTGCTGATATTCTTGGTGATACTCTTGGATTAGTTGGTGCTACAAATGGTGGTGTTACTACTGTTGGTGAAAATACTGGTGATACAGTTTCTTTTGCTTTAACACCAGTTGATTTAGCAACTTCTGTTGCAACAATGGTTGGTGGAGATTTTATAGTAGTTTCTGATTCTCTTGATACAGCTACAACATCTGCGAAAAAAATAACAATTACTAAATTAATTCAAGATTTAGATCTTGTTACAGCTGCTGCCGATGGTATGTTAGTTCGTACTGGTGCTGATACATATGCTTCACGTACAATTACTGCTTCTGCGGTTGCTGGTGATCAAGGTATTTCTGTTGTTAACGGCAATGGTGTTACAAGTGATCCTACTATTGGATTAGATATTGTTGGTTTAACTGCTGAAGCTGGTACACCAAGTGCAACTGATTTATTAGCATTGTATGATGGAACTAATAATGTTAAAACAACACTTTCTCAATTAAATTCTGCTTTAATAGCTGTTGGTACTGCATTAAATGATTTAACAGATGTAACTATTACAGCTGCTGCAAATAATGAATTTTTAGTATTTAATAGTACTTCAGGTGCATGGGTTGATACTACTCCAGCTAATGCTCGTACAGCAATGGATGTTTATTCAACAGGTACTGCAGATTCTACATTTGTAAATGTTGCTGGTGATACAATGACTGGTAACTTAGCAATGGGTACAAATCTAATTACTGGATTAGGTACTCCATTAGCTGGTACAGATGCAACAAATAAAAGTTATGTTGATGCATTGGTTGCTGGTTTAACATGGAAAAATGCTGTTATTGTAGCTTCAACCGCTAATATTAATTTAACCACTGGCGGATTATTAACAATTGATGGTGTAATATTAACAGCTGGTCAACGTGTATTGGTTAAAGATCAAACAACTACTTCTGAAAATGGTATTTATGCCGCTGCGGTTGGTGCATGGACTCGTGTTACAGATATGGATTCATTAACACCGGTTGATGAAGTTAATTCAGCTGCTGTATTTGTTGAACAGGGTACAGTATATGCAGATACAGGTTGGACTGAAACAGCTACTGTTGCAACATTAGGAACTGATCCAATTATATGGACTCAATTTAATGGTGCTTCTGGTATAACAGCTGGTGTTGGTTTAGCAAAAACCGGTAATACTTTAGATGTTAACTTAGGTGCTGGTATTGCTCAATTACCATCTGATGAAGTTGGTGTTGATTTATTTACCGATGGTGGTTTACGTTTATCTGATACTGTTGGTGGTGCTGCAAGTACTTTAACTGGTGCTAAATTAAGAATATTGGTTGATGGTACAACATTATCAATGTCAACATTAGGTATTAAAGTTCCTACTTCTGGTATTACTGCAACAGAAATTTCTTCAGCTGCATTAGGTAATGGTTTAACTGGTGGATCTGGTACTGTATTAAGTGCTGATTTAAAAACTGCTTCTGGCTTAGTAATAGATACTGGTCAAATCAGTCTTTCTGCTATTCCAAATAGTGCATTGGCTAATAATTCAATTACATTAGCTGCTGATACTGGTATTTCTGAAACAACTGCTCTTGGTGATACATTAACATTAGCTGGTGGTACAGGTATTGATAGTGTAGTTTCTGCTACTGATACAGTAACATTTAATTTAAATGCTGCAATTGGTTTATTAACAGATGTTGATACAACAACAACTGCTCCTGTTACTGGCGATGCATTAATATTTAATGGTACTAATTGGGTTCCAGGTGAAGCTGCTAATCACCAAACTCTTGACTTAACTGATGTTACCGCATCTGCAACAGCTGCAGGTCAAGTATTAGTTGCTGATGGTTCTAATAATTACACACCTCATCAAATTCAATTTGTTGATAGTGTAACTGTTGCTGCAACAACATGGACTGTAACTCATAATTTAAATCAAAAATTTGTAAATGTAACTGTTTACGATTCAACTGATAATATGATTATACCACAATCCGTTGTTGCTACAAGTACTTCGGTAACTACTATTACTTTTAACACTGCTATTACTGGTACAGCAGTTGTTATGGGTATTAATGGTTTAGCTGCAGTTTAAGCAACTTAGCTGTTTAAAATATGTGGAGTTAAGAAATTAGCTCCACAATTTTTTATCAATAAAGGAAATGGAATGGATTTTCACGGACACATAAATCTTCAAAATAATGAAATGCGTAAAATGGCATTTGATGCAGAAACAGATTTTCCTGCTTCACCAGTTGTTGGGCGTATGGTTTTTAAAAATTTTACTCTTTATATGTGTGTTGATTTAAACGGAATATTACCAATATGGGTACCGGTTACAAATACAATTAATATGTATACCCATACACAAAGTACTGCTGCTACAACTTGGAATATTAAACATAGTTTAGCTGGATTAAATCCAGTTGTACAAGTATATGATTCTACTGATAAATTAATCATACCACAATCTGTTGTTGCGACAGATTCTTTAAATTTAACAATTACATTTAATACGGCAATTACTGGAAAGGCAGTTATACTTAAAGGTGATGAAATTCCTACTGATGGAATTGGCGTATTATCTCCAACAAGAGTTGCATATACACAAGATTTTACTTCTGCTACTACAATTGTCGTATTGCATCAGTTAGGTTATTATCCTATTGTAAGGGCTTATGTTGGCGGTAATGAGATATTACCTCAATCTGTTATTCATGATAGTATATATCAAGTAACTGTAACTTTTTCTAGTGCCCAAACCGGTACTTTAAGATTAGCATAAGGAAATATTATGGGATTAGAAGTATTATATCAAGGAGGCATTCATCATATACAAAGTACGGCCTCTACATCATGGGTTATAACTCATAATTTAAATACATTAGAACCAATAGTCGATTGTTGGATAAATAATGCTGGTAGTAAAACAAAAATTTTACCATTAAATGTTGCTGCAACTGATGCAAATGTTTGTACAATTACATTTTCATCTGCTCAATCAGGTGAAGCATTTTTAACATAAGGAGATATTAAAAAATGTCAAGTTTTAATCATAGCCAAGGAACATCTTCTACATCATGGGTTATAACTCATAATTTAGATGTTGGTGAAACAGTGGTAGATACATTAATAGATAATGGCGGTAATTTAGAAAAAATATTACCATTATCAGTTATTCATACTGATAATAATACATTAACTATTAGCTTTACAGCGGCACAAACCGGTAAAGCAAGAATAATAGGAAATTAATTTATAAAAAGGAAACAAAATGGATTTTCATGGTAATATAAATTTAAAACAAAATAAAATGCAACAACTAGTATTTCAGACAGAAACTGGATTTCCAGCTTCACCTGTTGTTGGGCGTGTTGCATTTAAAGATCAACGCTTGTATATGTGCATTGCATTAAATGGCGCAATACCAGTTTGGTTACCAATGACAAATACTATCGATACATATATTCATGCACAATCTACTGCAGCTAGTACTTGGACTATAACACATAATCTAAATACAACAGCACCAATTGTTCAAATATATGACTCAAATAATTCGATGTTAATACCAAATACTGTCACTAATATTGATAATAATAGTATGTCAGTCAATTTAGGTGCAGCAGCAACTGGTAATGCAGTAGTTATGTTTGGTAATCTTATACCACCATCTGGTGTTGGCTTATTATAAGCTACTAATAATTAAGGAAACAAAATGGATTTTCATGGAAATATAAATCTTAAAAATAATGAAATGCAAAAACTTGTTTTTCAACTAGAAACGAGTTTTCCAACAGATGCTGTTGTTGGAACCGTAGTATTTAAAAATAAAATATTATATATGGCAGTTGCTATAGGTAATGATGCTGGGTTGGTTTGGATTCCATTAACAGAATCAATTAATACTTTTGTTCATGACCAAACTAGTGCAGCAACCGCTTGGACGGTAACTCATAATTTGGGAATAAATAATCCAGTAGTTCAAATATATGATTCAAACCACGAATTAATAATTCCGAATGATGTATCAATTTCAACTAATTTAGAATTAGTAGTTACGTTAAATTCTGCAATTTCTGGAAGAGCTATTGTTATGGGAGGAGATACGATACCTGTAAATGGAATTGGTATTATTGAACCTACATTATTTGCTGCTTGGGATATTACTAATGCAGTATATGATAACAAATCTATAAGTTTATCAAGTCAACTATCTGATGCACAAGATGCTACATTTAATAGTGATGGAACTAAACTATATACAGTTTCATTTAGTAATACTACAGTTTACCAATATTCATTAAGTACGGCTTGGGATGTTAGTACTGCTACTTATGATAATAAATCTTTATCGGTTGTAGCTTCTCCTACAGCAATATTAATAGGCGATAATGATACTAAATTATTTTCTTTAGGCAGTGGTAATAGTGTTTCACAATATAATTTATCTGTAGCTAGCGATATAAGTACAGCAACATTTATAACTACTAAAGCATCTGGTGGAAGTGCTACATCAGTTGAAGGATTTTCTATAGTTAATGGTGGAACACAAATGTATGTTGCTTCAAGAAGCCCATTTATTGGAGTGCATCAATATACATTAGGTACTGCATGGGATATATCTACAGTTACACCAACTGGAACATCATTAAATGTTTCTGCTACAGTTTCTAATTTTCTTTTTGGTATGCAAATATCTTTTGATGGAACTAGATTATGGGTTATAGATGGTAATGGTGCAGGAAAAATATATCAATATGATCTTGGAACAGCATATGATATTACAACTGGTATATATAATAATATCTTTTTAAATACTACCACACAAACCGGCGGCACTATAACAGATATGCATATTGGTAATAACGGAAATACGTTATTTGTAAATTCATTAACTGATGTATACCAATATTTACTTTCATAAATATAATTCAAAGTTAAGGAAACTAAATGGATTTTCATGGAAATATAAATCTTAAAAATAATGAAATGCAAAAACTCGTTTTTCAACTAGAAACGAGTTTTCCAACCGATGCTGTTGTTGGAACCATAGTATTTAAAGATAAAATATTATATATGGCAGTTGCAGTAGGTAATGATTCTTCATTAGTTTGGATTCCATTAACAGAATCAATTAATACATTTGTTCATGATCAAACTAGTGCATCAACAACTTGGACAGTAACTCATAATTTGGGAATAAATAATCCGGTAGTTCAAATATACGATTCAAACCATGAATTAATAATTCCGAATGATGTATCAATTTCAACTAATTTAGAATTAGTAGTTACGTTAAATTCTGCAATTACAGGAAGAGCTATTGTTATGGGAGGAGACACGGTACCAGCAAATGGAATTGGTATAATAGAGCCTATAGTTGTTGATTTTAATTATAATATATCTGGTGGAACATTTGCATCTAAAGAATTTTTACCAAGCCAAGGTGGCACTTCATCAGGAATGACTTTTAAGCCTGATGGCACAAAAATGTATTTAGAAATAATTTCAGGATTCTTATTTCAATATACATTAAGTACAGCATGGGATGTTAGTACTGCTTCTTATGATAATAAATCATTTGATGTTCGTGGTCTTACTGGTGGACAAACAATATCTGTAGATTTTTCTCCAGCAGGAAATAAACTATTTATAGCAAATGTTATTAATGGAACTGGAGGTTGGATTCAAGAATTTAATTTAAGTACACCATGGGATATAAGTACCAGAATAGTCGGTGGATCATTTATGACTAATTCACAATCATCATTTCCAACAGGTATATCTATTAAACCTGATGGAACAAAGATGTTTGTGGTTGGGCAAGATCCTAATGATAGACTATATGAATATTCATTAAGTATTCCATTTGATGTTACATCTATGACATATACAGGTAATGCATTTACCTTAGTACAAACAGGTACTGGTAGTGGGGCTGAGATATATGTTAACACATTAGGAACAACATTAATAATTTCTGATTTTTCATTAGATAAAATATTTCAATATTCATTAAGTACTGCATGGGATTTATCTACAATAACATATGATAATATTGAATTAGCTACTTCACCAGCCACGATAGCAAAAGGTATTCATGTTGGTAATGGTGGAAACTCATTATATATTAATGATCAGGGAGCTCATAAAGTATTCCAATATAATATATAGTCAACTACCCCTGAGCTAAAAAACTGACGGGTTTTCTTGCCACAAGATCTATAAAATTAAGCAAACTGAATAGATTTTCATGAAAACATAAATTTAAAAAATAATGAAATATAAAAACTCGTTTTTCAACTAGAAATGAGTTTTCTAATTAATACAATTGTTGGAATTATGGTATTTAAAGATAAAATATTTATTATTGGAGTATCATCTAGAATTTTTAGAATTGATATGTAAATAAAAATAATTTGGTAATAAATATTAAATTATTTATTACCAAACAATTGCTTCTACCGATAATTTATCTATTGCAGCATCAATATTACTAATATCATAATATCAATTTATTTATTAAATAATTCTATAAAATCACACGTCTAAATGTATTTTGGTTTAAAACAACATTTTCTATTCCTAATCCATTACGACCACCATATCCACAAGTATATAATTTTCCATCAGAAGTTACTAATGTAGAATAAAACTGATCAGCATATCCATGAGCACGAATATCAGTAACATTTGTTGGTTCATTGAATAAAATTGGTGTATATGTTGATGCATCAGTAGTACTTCCAATACCTAATTGACCTACATTATTTCTTCCAGCACCTACAAGAATACCATCTGATTGAAGTAACCATACACTACTTCTATAACTATATGTATTGGCATCCTCTGATGTAAATATTTTATCTATTTGAGTGGTTGATTGATTAGGTATTCCATTATCAGTAAATGTACCATCACCTAATTGTCCATAAGGATTATAACCCCAACGAACAAATGTTCCATCAGTATTTTTGCAATATACAGTCATTGCACCTCCACCAAATGCATGTATTTCAGATACTGGTTTTGTTAATGTTACTTGTACTGGGGTTGTTTGGTTAGCACCACCGATTGTGCCATTACCTAATTGTCCAAATTGGTTACCGCCTGCTGAATAAACATTACCATTGATATCTAAATATATAAAAGAGGATACGGTATTTAGTGCTGTATCAAAATAACCACATGCACCATGTATATCTACAATATCAATTGCATTAGTTGTAAAAAATGTTATTTCTGTAAATACATTTGGTGAAGTTGTGTTACCTAATCCCAATTGCCCATATCCATTATATCCAGCAGCCCATAGTTTATTATTTGCTGTTTTTATAAACATGGCACCATATGTAGATCCTAAAATCCAAACATTGGTGATTGGAGAACTACCAGGATCAGGAGTTACCAATTGAAAAAATGAATTCTGTTGTATCGTGTTACCCAATCCTAATTGACCTTGATTATTATTTCCAGAAGCCCAATATTCGCCATTTGTTAATTTCACAACAATTGGCCAATCATTTACTGAATATGAAATTGCTTTATTGTATATTATTTCAGAAACTGTGCCATTAAAAGTAGCTACTTTTTTTGGAGTAGATTGATTAGCGGTATCGCCATGCCCTAATGCTCCTGCACCACCATAACCCCAACTATATAAATTGCCGGTTGACATTAAAGCAAATGATGCTTGAGATATTAATAATCCTTGAACCACATGCCCGGTTTCATCTACTGGAAAATGCACTTCTTGTGGTAATTGGTAAGATGTAGTAGTTGTTCCAATACCTAATTCACCAGAGTCTTGATTTCCCCATACAAACATTTTGTTATCTTGAGTAATAAGAGCACCACCTAAATGACTTTGTGGTGAACCTATTTTTAAAACTTGTTTAGATGCATCAAGAGCAGATACTTCCCAAGCTGTGCCATTATAAACATAATTTCCAATAACACCATCAGTTTGATAAAATGCTTCTCCAATTTGTGGTGCAATTGAAGCTAAACGCTCTGCTTCCGTGCCATTTACGATTGTTAGGTTTTTAACGATTGATCCATTTAACAATGTTATTTTGTCATATATCATTTATATTTCTCCTTAAATTATGATACGTTTGAATATGGTCTGGTTTCCAGCATTGTTTGTTATTCCTAACCCATGACGAGCACCATATCCACAGGTATATATATCTCCATCTGAGGTTAACAAAATAGCATATCTGCCACCAATTTCATATCCATTACCTTGAATATCTAATATTTTGCTTGTTTCTTTAAATATCACATCAGTAAAGGATGTTAAATTTCCAACTATTCCAGTTCCACTTTCACCTGCACCATTCTGGCCAGCCGCTTTTAATGTATTATCTGCATATAATATGTATACGGTTGAATAAAAACCATATACATGAGCATCTCCGGTTGAAAATATTTTTGAAATTGCCGTAGCATCTTGATTTGGTGTTCCATTACTAGTAAGTGTACCATCGCCTAATTGGCCAAGGGCATTATATCCCCAACGAACAAATGTTCCATCAGTATTTTTACAATATACCGTCATTGGGCCACCACCAAATGCATGTATTTCAGATACTGGTTTTGTTAATGTTACTTGTGTAGGAGTTAACGTATTACTACCACCAAGTGTGCCATTACCTAATTGTCCCCAATCATTATTTCCGGTTGAATAAACATTACCATTGGTGTCTAAAAATATAGTAGCTCCATTAGTAACAGCAGAAGTTGTAAAATATCCATATCCACCTTGTATATCCACGATATCTATTGTATTGGTTGTGAAATATGTTACTTCAGCTAAAGTGCTATTTGTGGCGGTACTAACTCCAGTTCCGAGTTGTCCATGAGTACCAAAACCAGCAGCCCAAATTTTGTTATTAGCTGTTTTTATAAAAATAGAACCATACGTAGATCCTAAAATCCAAACATTTGTAATTGGAGAAGATCCAGGATCAGGAGAAACTATTTGAAAAAATGAATTTTGTTGCGTAGTATTACCTGTTCCCAGTCCTCCAAAACCATTATACCCACAAGCCCAATATTCACCATTTGTTAACTTCACTATTGTTATTCTTTGATCTGTTGCATAGCCATTAATTTTAGGTTTAACAAATTCAGAAACTGTACCATTAAATGTTGAGACTTTCGTAGGTATATGTTTATTTACTGTGTCACCGTGTCCCAAATTACCAAATCCACCAAAACCCCAACTATATAAATTACCTGTTGATGATATAGCATATCCTTGCTGACCAATTAACATAGCATCAACAATTGTTCCGCTTTCATCAGATGGCAAGACAACCTCTTGTGGTGTAAGAAAAGATACTGTATTACCTAATCCAAGATCACACTGAGGTGAATCACCCCAAACCATTAATCTACCATCATTTGTTAGAAATCCATTACCATTATAACTATTAATCGTAGCAAGAGAACCGGCAGTTTTAGATGTATCCGGTCCAGGAAATTCCCATTTAGAACCATTATGAACATATTTACCAATAGTTCCATCAGTTTGATAAAAGATTTCTCCAGCACTTGGAGATGTTAAAGCTAAACGTTCTGCTTCTGTTCCTGAGTCAACGGTCAAATTTTTAAAATCAGCACCATCGATCATTTTTAATCCATCATATAACATAGTAATATATCCTTATACAGTAGCCCATATAGTTTCTTGTGCTCTACCTGCCAATACAAGAGCTTCTTTTAATTCTTCACGAGTTACAGTTAGCATGGTATTATCAGCCATTTTCCATTGAATAGTTTCTGTTGGATTTAAACCAGTTACTGCTCGTGCCATGCGAGTTTGAGCATCTTCATTTCCTTGAAATGTATTACCAGCGGCAGTTGTAACAGTTATTTGAGTAACATCAAAATCACGTTGACGTTTTGCTATGGCATAGTTAACTGCTGTTGCCGTGGCACTATCATTATCCATTGATAGATCAATAAAGTTAATACCATTGTTAGCTAACCAATCTTGTATTTCTGCATTTGTTTTTAAAAGATGATCTAATGTACCACTTTTAAATGTGTTATCGTCATTTTTTAAAATTACATAATCTCTTTTGTCATCAAGCCATTTTACATATACTATCATTTTTATTTTCCTTAAGTTGAGGTTATTAAATCAGTATTCTTCTGAATGTTGTTTGAAACGCGGTGCTACCAGCTATGCCAAGAGCACGAAATTGTCCATATCCACAAGTATAAATTTTCCCTTCACTTGTCAATAATGTAATACTACTTCCATCATTACCTGATCCATTTCTACGTATATCTATAATTTTTGATGAATCATTAAAAAATATTGGTTGAAATGTTAATGAATCAGTATTAGTTCCGATACCCAACTGTCCGATTGCATTTCTTCCAGTGGCCATAAGAATACCATCTGATTGTAAAATCCAAATCGAAGTTAGATAAGAAAATGTATCCATAGCACCCGTATTAAATATTTTATCTATTTGGGTAGTTGATTGGATTGGTGTTCCACTACTAACAATGGTTCCATCAGCCAATTGTCCAAAGGCGTTGTATCCCCAACGAACGTATGTACCATCGGTGTTTTTACAATATACCGTCATCGGGCCACCACCACATGCATGTATTTCAGATACTGGTTTTGTTAATGTTACTTGTGCAGGTGTTAATGTATTAGCATTAAGCACTGTGCCATTACCCAATTGTCCAAATTGGTTATTACCTGTTGAATAAACATTACCGGCATCATCTAAAAATATAGTAGCTCCATTAGTAATAGTGGTGGATGCAAAATATCCATAGCCGCCTTGTATATCCACTATATTTATGCCATTACTTGTAAAATATGTTACTTCTGTAAACACTTTTGTTAAAACTGTATGGCCCAATCCTAATGTACCATGGTTGTTATATCCGGTTGCCCAAATTTTGTTATTAGCGGTTTTTAACATTACCGCACCAAATGTGGTTCCTAAAACCCAAACATTTGTAATTGGTGAACCGCCTGGATCAGGAGAAACTATTTGAAAAAATGAATTTTGTTGCGTAATATTACCTGTTCCTAATTGACCAAAATGATTGGCTCCACAAGCCCAATATTCGCCATTTGTTAATTTTACTATTGTTGCCCGATCATTAACACGTTGACCGTTTTCAATACCAAGTATCATTTCAGAAACTGTACCATTAAATGCTGCTACTTTTTTTGGAGTAGATTGATTAGCGGTATCGCCATGCCCTAATGTACCGGTGGAACCTCTACCCCAACTATATAAATTGCCAGTTGATGTTAATGCATATCCTTGTTGTGCTGTTAATGCCGCATTTACAATTGTTCCAGTTTCATTAAATGGTAATTGTACTTCTTGTGGTGTATCATATGTTTGGGTAGTAGTGCCTAATCCTAACTCACCATAGCCTTGTTGACCCCATGTATACAATTTCCCGTTATTTGATAATGCAGAATTAGATTGATTTGCATTTATTGTTGTTAATTTAGATATGACACTACTTTGACTGCCTGAAATTATATTCCAATTTGTTCCATCATAACTATAATTACCGGCGGTACCATCAGTTTGATAAAATAATTCTCCAACTTGTGGAGAAACTAATGCCAAACGTTCAGCCTCAGTTCCAGGTTGAAGGGTCAAATTCTCTGCTTGAGATCCTTCTACGAATATAACACTATCATGAATCATGAATCTTTTCTCCTTGTGTTATTAAATTTATAATTGTATTTATTAATATAATTAATATTTTTTATAAAAATTTTAACTTAATAATTTTTAAATATTAATGTAAATATTTTAAATATTCTTTAATTTGTGATATAATTAAATTTATGATAAATTATACTATTACTCAACCACAAAAAATGATTAATGATAATTTAATTGTTAAACATTTATCTGGTTCTAAATCTTATGGAACTGATATTCCAGAATCTGATACCGATTATCGCGGAATATTTTATGCAAATAAAATAAATATTGTAACTCCATTTTTCCCAATTAAAGAGGTTATTGATTTTGATGAGGAAGATACTAAATTATATGAATTAACACATTTTTTAAAATTATGTGTTGATTGTAATCCTAATATTGTTGAATCTCTTTGGGTTGATCCATCTCATATTATATTTAAAGATTCAAAAGGTATATATAAAAAACTTATAAAATATCGATCAGATTTTTTATCTACTAAAATAGCTCATACTTATTCAGGATATGCATTTGCACAACTTAAAAGAATTAAAGGTCATAATAAATGGATAACTAATCCTCAATCAATTAATCCGCCAAGACAAATTGATTTTATTTCATTGGTACAAAATTTTACTGATAAAAAAATATTTAAATTTAATTTAGAAGAATTAGAAAAATCATCTGTATCATATAGAATTATTCATTTAGGTAGTCAAATAAATGGAATATATGAATCTCCTGGATATTCATTATATGATAAAGATTTTACTTTAAATAATAGTGTTTATGATTCTAATAGTGGATTTTTAGAAAACAATATTCCAAAATATCTGGTTAAATATAATAAAGTAGAATATAATTTAGCATTAGAAAAATGGAAACAATATTGGGAATGGAAAAAAAATCGTAATGAAAAAAGATCAACATTAGAAGAACAATTTGGTTATGATACTAAACATGCTATGCATTTAATTAGACTTTTACGAACTGGGTATGAAGTATTAACAACTGGTAATATTAATGTATATAGAAAAGACCATGATGAATTATTAGCAATTAGAAATGGTTCCATGACATATGAAGAAATTATTAATTATGCCGATGATATGGATAAAAAAATTAAAAAAGTATATAATAATTCAGTATTACCTAAAAAAGTTGATAAAATTAAAGTAGCTAATATATTAATAGAAATACAAGATTTGTGTTGGTCTTAAAATGTCATTAATTTACCAAGTTTTAGGGAAATTAGAAAATATTCCGAAAATTTTAAAAATATATGATGAATATTTGATAGATGCAGAATCAGATTTATCATTAGTTGGAAAATCATTAGAAGAAGCATGTAAAGAACATGCTTCTTTACAAAGTTATTATTACGAAAAATTATGTGAATTAAAAATTTTGTTAAAATATGTAGAATCCCAATTAGATAAAACTAAAGGTGAATTATATAAAAAATATACAGAAAATTATAGTATTAAATTAGCAACAACAGAAAAAATAAATTATATTAAGATGGAACCTAAATATATTTCTATGAATTGCATATATTTAGAAGTAGAAGAAATATTTGAAAAATTTAAAGCAATTGTAGAATCATTTAATAGTCGTGGATATATGTTAAATAACATAACAAAAGCAAGAATTGCCCAAATAGAAAGCACAATTATATAAAAATAAAAATAATTCAATTGTCAAATCAATGCATTATCACATTAACTTCACAAGTTAATTGTACTTTATCAGGTTTATCCCCAACTATTCGAGAATATTTTTATGAAAAATTCGAATATGAAGTTCCTGGCGCTAGATTTTCAGCTAAAGTACAATTAGGAATATGGAATGGAAAAATTTCATATTTTAAAAAAAATGGTGAAACTAATATAAATCTTCTTAAAAATATAGTTCCAGATTTAAAAGAATTAGGATATTCAATTAAACTTGTAGATAAAAGATTAAAATCAAAAACCAATTTTGACCCAATTAAAGAAGATTATTTTTCTCCATTATCTGTTCCAAATCGCCCAGATTTACCGGCAATTCTTAGAGATTATCAAATAAAATCTATTAATTCACTGTTAGCAAAAACACAAGGATTAGTCATAGCAGGAACTGGCGCAGGAAAGACCATGATCACTGCTGCTCTTTGTTCTGTATTTAATCACAATAATCTTAAAGGAATAATTATTGTTCCCTCTACGTCATTAGTTAAGCAAACAAGAGAATATTTAGAATTATTAAAATTAGATATTGGTGAATTTTCTGGAAAAAGAAAAGATATTGATCATATGACTGTCGTTTCAACTTGGCAAGCATTACAAAATACTCCAATAATTATTAAACAATTTCAAATGGTTTTGGCAGATGAATGCCATTTGGTAAAAGGTAACATTTTACAATCTATATTAGGAAATTATGGTGAACATATTATTTATAGATATGGATTAACTGCAACATTACCAAAAGAAGATATTCATAGAATTGCTATTCATAATATGTTAGGTAACATTTTATATGAAATACCATCACATGAATTAATAGCATTAGGCCATTTAGCAAAAATTGAAATATCAATTATCCAAATAGAAGCCGATTTAAATGAACAATATCAAACATATATAGAAAATTGTTTTGATAAACCAGATTCATATGCAAAATTTAAAAATACATATTTTCCTGATTATAATGCTGAAAAGCAATATTTAAAATCTAATATTGGTAGATTAAATATTGTAGCAGATAAATTGATAGAATTATCATTAAAAGGAAAAGGTAATACTTTAGCATTAGTTGAGGGTATAGCTTTTGGTAAAAAATTATTAAAAATAATTCAAGCAAAAATAGATATTGAGCATGTTTATTTTCTTCATGGAAATGATGAAGTAGAAATTCGGGCTGAAGTATATAGTTTATTTGAAAATAATAATAATATTATAGTTATTGCAACTGTTAATATAGCATCAGTTGGTATTGATATTTCTAGAGTATTTAATTTAGCTTTAATAGATATAGGCAAATCATTTATACGTGTATTACAATCTATTGGGAGAGGTTTACGAAAAGGACAAGATAAACAACAAATTAATGTATTTGATATTTGTTCAGATTTAAAATATGCAAGAAGACATTTATCACAAAGAATTAAATTTTATAAAGAGGCAAAATATCCTTATCAAAAAATAAAATAAAATAATAAATATAAATATGGAAATAATATATAAAAGGGATTTATATGACAACACAGATAAAAGATTTTCAAATAAGTGGTGGAATTATTCCAACCGGTGCGGTAATTGTTATTACTACATCTGTAGTTCCAAATATTTTTTTTGAATGCGATGGCTCTGCAGTTAGTAGAACTGTATATGCAAATTTATTTGCAGAAATAGGGACATTATATGGAGTTGGAGATGGTTCTACAACATTTAATTTACCAGATTATAGAAGTGAATTTTTACGTGGTTGGGACAACGGGAAAGGCATCGATATTGGTCGAGCTATAGCTTCAGGTCAACTTGATGCATTACAAAATATTACCGGTTTTGTTGGTGTAGATTATGGTGCGGTACAATCTGCATCTGGAGCATTTTCTGGTCCAATATCTTCCGCAGGTACTAATGCAAATGGTGGTACTATAACTGTAGGCCGTAATTTTGATTTTGATGCATCTCGTGTTGCACGAACTTCAACTGAAACAAGACCAAGAAATAAAGCTGTAATGTTTTGTATAAAATATTGATATGAATAAAATTATATTAATAAATTTGATAATTACATTAATTTCTTGTAATAATGTACAATCAAAAAAAATCCAAAATATTGAAAAACCTAAAATTATTAAAGTTGAAAAGATCAAAAATGTTGTAAAAATAAATCCCAATGATTTTTTAAAAATACTTAATAATTATAGAAAAACATTTAATTTAAGTCAATTAGTTATTGATAATGAATTAACCAAAAGAGCATGTAATCATAATAATTATATGATTAATAAGAGAAAATTAAGTCATGATGGATTTAAAGAAGTTCGTATGAAAGGTTATTGGTCTTGTATGGAAAATGTTGCAGCTGGACCGACAACTCCTGAAGATGTATTTATTGCATGGAAAAATAGTCCAGGACATAATAAAAATATGAAAAAACCTGAATTATATCTTCATGGATTATGTTATACAAAACCGTATTGGACATCAATTGGATGTAGAAAAGATCAATTTGCACCTGGAGAAAAAGGTAAAAAAGATAAAGAATTATGGTTAAAAGAAATGAAATCAAAGCATATTATTAAACCTAAATATACTTTTATTAAACCATAACAAAAAGGGCTTAAAAAGCCCTTTTTTATCGAAATTATTAAATATTTAGTGTAAAAATTTTTAAATAAAAATATGATAATTGTATCACCTCCTATTATTTTTTAGCAAATAGACCTTCATTCAAAAATTTAATAATTTCTTTCTTTAAATATTTTTGTGCAGCTGAATCTTGCGATACTTGTTCAGATAATGATAAAATTTGTTCACCATTTCTGCTCATTTGTAAAGATTCAAATACAGATTTTGGCATTGCACCAGGAGCAGATGGAGTTGCAACAATATCAACTGTAACAAAATTAAATCCGTTAACTTTTCCTTCAACTACATTACCAGCACCACGACTTGATACACCTAAAAGAACACCTGCTTGTAATAATTGTTTTGCTATTAAACCTGATGGTGTTTCTAACAATTTAGCTTTACCTATAACATTATTACCATTCATTGATAATTCTGTAATAACATGCGATACTCTATCTAAATTAATATTAAGTGTATTTGGATGATCTAATTCACCTAAAATTCCATTTGTTTCAACAATTTTTTGTTTTGCCGCATGCATTTGATTAGTCATTTCAGTAATATCATATATGCGACCATTTCTGTTTTTAATTCCGGCTTGCATAAATATTCCAGATAAAAACATATTTTTTCCATCTTGAATTGATTCTGCAATTAATCCGGATTCATCGGCTGTTAATTGTTCTATTAAAATTTCCGTTGCCATATTATTTCCTTATAATTTATTCAGAATCTTTTTTCATGTCTTCATCATCATCTTTTTCTATGTCTTCATCATCATCTTTTTTCATGTCTTCATCATCATCTTTTTTCATGTCTTCATCATCATCACATGTACAATGTTTAGATTTTTCCATGTCTTCATAATCATCATCATCTTTTTTCATATCATAATCATCATCATCCATTTCTTTAATACCAACTTCTTCTCGAATAGAAGAATTTAAATAAGTATGAAATTGTTCAGTCGCTATTTCTATATCATCATTAATTAATGATTCAACAACTAAATGTAATGTTTTTTGTTTTGCTTTCATAATAATCCCTTTTTCTTTTTATAAACGATTTAATATATTTATAAATTATTTTTAATTTTTTACCAAATTATTGCTTCTATTGCTATTTTAGTAGTAGATGCATCTATTTGAGCTTCTAAATTCCATTTTTTAGCTAACTGTGTTTGATAATTAATTCCTAATTCCTGAACCATTATATTAACATTACTGACTAATTCATTTGAATGTATAATATTATTAAAATCTCTAATATCCATATTAGTAGCACTTAATTTTTCATTTAATCTAACACCACTATCTAATAAATCGATATTTTCTATATAAGCATCCATTTTATAACCAGAAGTTGGGCAAACATAACCTAATTTTAATTCATCAGCAAAACCTTGTTTTATGATATTTTTTTGATTAATTTTAACTAAATTTAAATCTTCTACCCAATTTGTTCCATCCCAACTATCAAATTGACCAGGAACTAATGTGGTTAAATTACTTGGTAATGATCCTAAATCATTTTGTATTATTTGTTGTTTAGTTATTGTATCATATACAATACCTCTAAAATCTGGTGTTAATGACCATGTTTGAGTATTTTTATCAAAAATTGCCACCTCATTTACTCCGAAATTAATAACTGGAATATCTGTAGCATTAGCTGGTATTAACGACACCATATCTAATGGAGCTAATCTTGCTTCATTTTGAGATATATATTCAAATGTTAATGGATCATAATTATATATAGTTGTCATTATATTTCCTCTTTAGTATTATTTATAAATCCATACTTGATTTCCACAATCAAAAATCTTTCGATATCCGTTATTATACATATTCTCAGTTTCTGTCAAATTTGGATCAAATTCTTTTAATTTATTTTTTAATTTATGTTTTTGATATTGAATTCTAGATTCTAAATATTCTTGCATTTCTTTCCAATAAAAATAATTTGGTCCACTTTCATGGCTTAATTCAAATCCTAAATTTTTATATAATCCACCGGTACTTCTTCTCATATCTGCATAACTAACAACTGATCCAACATATTTTTTCAAAAAATTCTTAAATAATCTACTAGCAGCGCCTACAATGGAATAATTAATCTTATTACAAAATCTCAATAATTCCCAATCAATTTTTTTATCATATCTAGATTTACCAAATGTCATTATAGATACTAATTCATCTTCATAATACAATCCTATATTAATAGAACTATTACATTTACCTTGTAAATGATTATTTTCTAAAAATTCCATAGCCTTATTAGAAGATACTTGGCAAATTTGACATTTTCTAGCGTATATTTTTTGTGATAATTTTAATTTATTTTTAATAATAGATTTCCAAATTTTTTGTTTTTGAGGATGTATCCATTCAGTTTCAAATATATGAAATAATTGTATACCTTTTTCTTTACAGTATTTAGTTTTATTAAGATGATAATCCTTATTTTCTAATTCAACTTTATTACTAGAATGATAATAAAGTCCATCCATTTCAATTGCTAATTTATATAATGGTATATAAATATCAAGTTCTAATGGTTTTATAATAGAGCTAGAATTTATATCAAAATCAATATTAATATCAGATAAAAATTCAACAATTTCTTTTTCTAAATAATTTTTGTAAGAATATTTGTATAATCCAAATTTATTTAATTTAATAAAAAATGCTTGTTTATCTAATTTATATATATTAGCTAATTCAACCGGAGAATATAATTTTAATTGTTCTATTAACCATTTTTTATTATTAATATTATTATATAATTCTTTTAATTCATTTTCATCAAAATTTAATTCATTTAAATATAATAATTTCCAATTATTATATCTATCTTCAATTGATATAGAAGTTTTAATTTCATTTTCAATATCAGGTTCAAAATGAAAAAATTCTTCTATATTATTTTTCATATTATAAATTTTTAATGCTTTATCTTTTAACTTTTCATCAACAAATCCAATTAAATCATTATTATTCAATTGTTTTTTATTTTTTAAATACATTTTAATTCTCAAATTTTATATTAATATTATTATACCATATTTATCAAAAATAAAATTATATTAATTTTAAGTTATTGATATATAAATACTTTAAATAATAATTTTTATAAGTTGTTATTTTAAATAAATAAATCTAATATATTAATTAATTTTTATTATAGGACAAATAAAATGGAAGAATTATTACAAAAATTATTAGAAGCGGAAATACTTTCAGATAGTACAAAATCTGAATTACAAGAAACTTTTAATTCAAAATTACAAGAAGCAATTGAAGAAGTTAAAACAGAAACAGAAGTAGCGGTTAAAGCTGAATTAAGTGAACAATTTGTTTCAGAACGTGAAAATTTAATTGAAGCATTGGATACGAAAGTTACTCAATTCTTAAATGAAGAATTTGGTGAATTACGTGAAGACATTAATCGTTTTAGAGATTTAGAACTTGAATATGCCGAAAAATTAGTTGAAGCTAAAGCTCAAATGAGCAATGAACTTAAAGGTGATTTAAAAGAATTAGTTGAAAGAATGGATTCATTTTTAGAAATTCGTATTAATACAGAATTAAAAGAATTACGTGAAGACATTGAAATTAATAAACAAAATAATTTTGGTCGTAAAATATTCGAAGCTATTGCTGCAGAATATCGTAATAATTATGCTGATGATGATAATTTAGCAGAAACATTAGCTGAAACAGAAAAACGTTTAGCCGATACAGAAGAAACATTATCTGAAGCAGAAACTAGATTAAATGATATTGAAAGAACAAATAAATTATCATCTATTCTATCTCCGTTAACCGGAAAACATCGTGATGTTATGGAAGCCATTTTGAAAAATGTTGCAACAGAACAATTGGAAGAAGGCTATAATACTTTTATAGGTCGTGTATTAAAAGAAGATGTAATGGAAGATGATGATCTTGTTACCGAAAATCATAATAAAAATATGAAATCTAAAAAAGATTATGATATGAAAGATATGAAATCTAAAAAAGATTATGATATGAAAGATATGAAATCTAAAAAAGATTATGATATGAAAGATATGAAATCTAAAAAAGATGCTGACATGAAAAAAATGGTTAAAGAAGGAAGAGTTATAAGTGGTGATATTGATCAAGATGATAATATAAATAATAATTCAAAATTATCAGAATCAAGTAAATCTCGTTTATTAGAATTAGCTGGTATAGCAATTAAAAAATAAATAATATAACAAAACGTGGAAAATTTAAATATTTTCCACGTTTTTAATTATAAATCCATACTTGATTTCCACAATCAAAAATCTTTCGATATCCGTTATTATACATATTCTCAGTTTCTGTCAAATTTGGATCAAATTCTTTTAATTTATTTTTAAGCTTATGTTTTTGATATTTAATTCTTGATTCTACTAATAAGTCATTTGGTTTCCAATAAAAATAATTTGGACTACTTATATACTCAAACTCAAATCCTAAATTTTTATATAATCCTCCATCACTATGTCTTATATCTGCATAACTAATAATAGAACCAATATGTTCCTTCAAAAAATTCTTAAACAACCTACTAGCACCACCTATAACTGAATAATTAATCTTATTACAAAATCTCAATAATTCCCATTCAATCTTTTTATTATATCTTGATTTACCAAATGTCATTAATGATACTAATTCATTATTGTAAAATAATCCGATATTAATAGATGAATTACATCGGCCTTGTAAATGATTTTTATCTAAAAATTCTTTAGTTTTTATTGAAGATATTTTTTGAATTTTACATTTTCTGGCAAATATTTTTTTAGATTGACCTAATTTATTTCTAATAATACTTTTCCAGATTTTTTGTTTTTGAACATTCTCCCATTCATTTTCAAATATATGAAAAAGTTGAATTTCATTTTCCATACATAATTTTGTTTTTAATAAATGATAATCTTTATCTTCAGATTCAACAGAATTAAAACTATGATAATAAAGTCCATCATATTCTATTGCTAAATTATGATCTGGTATATAAACATCTAATTCTAATGGAGAAATTAATTGTCGATTATTAGATATAACATTATTAGTTAAAGATTGGCAAAATTCTAAAATTTCATTTTCGGCAATAGATCTATTATATGGATAACATTTAAGACACCGAATATTCACTTGCCTATGTGCTATTCGTATTTCTCCACAATCATGCTGATATTTAATTAAATTATGATTTTTATTTAAATATTCGGTTAATGATGTTAATAAAATATAATCAGGATAATTATTTTTAAAATTTATTATTAATTTTTTAAAATAATTTATTTTATGTTTTTTACCTATTTTGGTTAATCCAGTTTTTAAATCAATTTTTGAATTGGATTTCTTTATTTTTATTGCAATTTGTTGATAACCAGATAATCCGGTTTTAGGATCAATTTTAGATTTTGTATTTTTTTGTTTAATAAGACCTAATTCAAAAATATTTAATTTAGTTATTGGATCAATTTTAGATTTCATCTTTTTCATAGTATCAAATCCATTTTTTTGATAACTATTTAATCCTGTTTCTGGATCAATTTTTAAATTTGATTTTTTAGATTTTAATCCGATTTCTTGTGTTCTAGTTAATCCTGTTTCTGGATTAATTTTAGATAATGTTTTACCACATTTTATTCCTCGTTGTTGTGCTACAGTTAATCCAGTTTCCAAATTAATTTTAGATAATGTTTTTTTCTGCTTAATAGAATTCAATTGATATTTAGTTAATCCTGTTTTTTTATCTATTTTAGAATTTGTTTCTTTTGCTTTTAATCCGATTTCTTGTGCCCTAGTTAATCCTGTTTCTGGATTAATTTGCTTACAAGTACACTTAAATGAACAACATTTAACCTTATTTAATTTAATATCTATTTTAGAATTATTATTACAAACCGGACATTTTACCTGATCATGTATATTATTTTGAATATACCATAATCTTTCACTTAATGATGCATCATAATTAATAAATGAAGTTTCATCTAATAATAATTCCTTTATCTCTGGATTATATCTCATTATATTAATAATACTTCGTATCGATTTATTATTTAAATTCAATAACTTTCTAGAATATTTTTTCATATTAATATTATATACCAATTAAAAATATATTTATACATTTATATTAACTTATTGATTTTAAACATAAATTTATAAAGTATTGAAATTATTATTAATTTTTATAAATAATTTTAATCGGTTATAGTGTTAACCGAATTATTTCAGAGGAAGGAAATTTAAGTACTGGCTGAATTGATGAAAAACACATCATTCTAATTACTTAATGGAGAAATAAATATGGAAAATTTATTTGAAAATTGGGGAGAAACTAAAGTTGCATTATTGGAAGGTTTAACTGCTGATATGCAAAAGATTGTTGATCCTTTGCTTGAAAATCAAAAAAATCAAATTATGCAAGAAGATGCGGCTGCTGGTGCTATCAGTGCTCATGATGTTGCAGGTTTCAGAAAAATCTTGATACCTATGATTCGTCGTATTATGCCAGGTACTATTGCTACTGAATTAGTTGGTGTACAACCAATGGCTGCTCCTGTTGGACTAGTCTATTCTTTACGTTACAAATACTTAGAAGCTGCCGCTGAAACTAATCGCCCAGGTTTTGATGGTAATCCTTTAGTTGCTAATGATTCTATCGCACTTGGTGATGAAGCATTTGGTAATGATCCAGTATTACGTGCATTCTATTCAGGTGCTGCTGGTGATGGTACTACAGATCCTAAAGCTCAAGTTGCTGGTGCTGGTGCAATTGATGCTGGTACTCCTGGTGCAATTGATGCAACTACAACAACTGGTGGTGGTTGGCCTTCTTCTTTGGACTCTACAGTTCATGATACAGGTACAGTTTTTGGTGATCCTATTGATGGTTCATTACGTGGTGGTTCTGGTTCTTTCATTGAAGGATCTGGTGGTCGTAAAATGGGTCTTGAAATCATTTCACAAGCTGTTGAAGCTCGTACTCGTAAATTACAAGCTGGTTGGACAATCGAAGCTATGCAAGATATGAACTCACAACATGGTTTAGATGTTGAATCTGAAATGACTCAAGCATTATCTGCTGAAATTACTCAAGAAATTGATGCTGAAATCATTAATGACCTATTTGCATTAGCTGGTACGGTTGATACTTGGGATTATGCTACAACTGGTGGTGCTGCTTTTGCTCCTGCTTATATCGGTGACCGTTTTGCAAACTTATCTGTTGTTATTAAAAGAGTTGCAAATGAAATTGGTCGTAAAACACGTCGTGGTGTTGCTAACTGGATTGTTGTATCTCCAATGGTTGTTTCAGTATTACAATCTGCCGCAAAATCTGTTTTTGCTCCAGCTGTAAGCGGTTCATTCAAAGGTCCTAACAATACAATGTTAGTAGGTACATTAAATGGTTCTATCAAAGTTTATTCCTACCTATGGAACCAAAACCAACCTGGTACCGGTGCAACTCCTGTCGATAGTATCCTAATTGGATATAAAGGTGGTAATGGTGAAACTGATACTGGATATTTCTATTGTCCTTACATTCCAATTATGTCAAGTGGTGTTGTAGTTAGTCCTGTAACTTTCCAACCAGTTGTTAGTTTAATGACTCGTTATGGTAAAACTTCATTTACAGATAGCGTAACATCTTTGGGAAATTCAGCTGATTATTACGGAAAAATAGCGATTTCAAATTTGGTTTTTAGTTAAGAAAATCTATAACTTGTGGAATATATCTAAATTATTTTAGGTATATTTTTAATAAGTTAAGCTATATTAAAAGGTCAATATTTTTATATTGGCCTTTTTTTTTATTTTAAAATAACTTATATTTAATGGTATAATATTAATATGAGTACAAAACGGAAAACTATTGAGGAAATTAATGAGATATTATCTAAAGCAGATATAACATTATTATCTGAATATTTTAAACCTACAGATAAACATAAATTTAAATGTAATAAATGTTTGCATATTTTTTCTACAGCATTAAAATTTAAATTAAAACAATGTAGAAATAATAAAATTGCATGTCCTAAATGTGCAATGAAAGAACAAGTTAAAAATGTGACTAAAATTAATCCAGAAACAGGATTAACTAGGGCACAAGAAATTGCTAGAAAAAGTGCTCAAACAATGAATAAAAAAGATCCGATTAGTGGCCTTTCTATTTATGATCAAACTGGTGATAAAATTAAAAATAATGTATTTGCGGTTAATGAAACTGGATTATCTAAGGCTAAACAACGAGGATTAAAAACTAAACAAACTAAACATAAAATTAATTCAGAAACAGGATTAACTGGATATCAAGAAACGGCATTATTAAGTGCTAAAACAATGACAACAACTATTAATCCACAATCTGGTTTAACTATTGCAAAAACTATTGGACAAAAAGTTAAAAAAATAAAAAGTCAAGTTGATATAGATACTGGTTTAACTGGATATCAATTAATAGGATTAAAAATCCAAAAAGCATTAAATAAAATTGATTTAGATACTGGTTTAAGTATAGCACAAAAAATTCAAATTAAAAAAAGAAATACATTAAATACTATTAATCCAGAAACTGGTTTTACTATTGGTGAAGAAATTAATAAAAGAATTCAAGCAAAAATGAATAGCATTAATCTAGAAACAGGATTAACATATGCTAAAGAAAAAGGAATAAAATTATCTAGAAGTAAAAAAAATATTACATTTGATAGTACCAAATCTAGATTTGATAATATTGATTATGAATTATTAACAACTAAACAAGAATATATAAATTATATTGGTCAACCTATATTATCATATAAACATAAATGTGGAGAAATTCGGAATTCTTTAAGACAAAATAGAATTCGTTGTCTTAAATGTTATCCATATAATAAATCATTTGGTGAACATGAAGTTTTAGAATATTGTCAATCTTTAAGTGATAATGTTATATCAGGAGATAGACACATAATTAAACCTTTAGAACTTGATATTTATATGCCAGATAATAATTTTGCAATTGAATACGATGGATTATACTGGCATTCATTTAATACAATAACTCAAGAAGATAAAAATGTTCATTTAAGAAAAACTAAATTATGTAAAGAAAAAAGCATACAACTTCTTCATATATTTGAAAATGAATGGGATCATTATAAAAAACAAGAAATTTGGAAATCTATTATTAAAAATAAATTAGGACAATCTTTTAAAATATTTGCTAGAAAATGTGAAATATTAGAAGTATCATTTAAAGACAGCCAAATATTTTTAGAAAATAATCATTTACAAGGCCGATGTAATTCATCTATTAATATAGGATTATTTTACAATAATGAATTGATATCATTGATGACATTTGGTAAATCCAGATTTAATAAAAAAGTTGATTGGGAACTGTTAAGGTTTTGTAATAAGCTTAATTATTACGTTGTAGGTGCCGCTAGTAGGTTGTTTAAGAATTTTTTGAAGGGACATACCGGGTCTGTGATTAGTTATGCAGATATGAGATATAGTGACGGTAAATTATATAGAAATTTAGGATTTGAATTTGAACATATAAGTGTACCTAATTATTGGTATTGGAAAGTTAATAACGGAATTTTATTAGAATCGAGGATACAATATCAGAAGCATAAATTGAAGGGTAAATTAGAAGAATTTGATGAAAATTTAACAGAAACTGAGAATATGTATAATAATGGATATCGGAAAATATATGATTGTGGAAATCAAGTATGGATATATAAGTAATGTGAAAGATAGAATATTAGAAATAATTAAGGATCAAAAGAAGATACGATTACCAAAAGTTGAAAAAGATTTTTTGGTAGAACAGACGAGTTTTTTGTCAGATGATGTAGGCCTTAGGGAACGAATTTGGTGTTATATTAATGATATTGGTGAAGTTCAAATATGTCCTATTTGTAAAATTAAAAAATTGTCATGGTGTCGAATTACAAATCAATATAAGAAAAAATGTTTAAAATGTAATTTATCATCCGAAGAAACAAGACGAAAAATAAAAGATACAAATATTAAGAGATATGGAAAAGAAAATGCTTTTCAATTTTCAGCTGAGAAGATAAAGCAGACTAAATTGGATCGGTATGGAGATTCTAATTATAATAATCGAGATAAATTTAAAAAGACTCTTTTAGCTCATGGTGGTATAGGTTGGCAATCAGATATTATACAATCTAAGATAAAGAAGACTAAATTAGATCGATATGGAGATTCTAATTATAATAATCGAGATAAAATGAGGTTGACTAATATAAAATTATATGGAGAAGATTCTTATACTAAAACTTTTGAATATTGGAAATCAACAGTAATTAATAATAATTTATCCGAATTAGAATTATATGAAATATTTAATTTAATTAATGATGATGATTGGCTTACAGCTGCATATAGGAATAATACGGTATTAGGATTGGCTAAATCATTAAATATTTCATATAAGCCATTGATTAATAGATTAATTAAATTAAATGAATATATTCCAAAAGATCATAAATCATTAATAGAAAAAATTATATATGATGAATTGTTAAGGTTATCTGATAATATAATAAAAAATTCAAGATCTATTATATCGCCATTAGAACTTGATTTTTATATGCCAGATGATAATTTAGCGATAGAAATTAATGGTTTATATTGGCATTCTGAATTATATGGTATTAATAAAAATTATCATTTTAATAAAACAAGGTTATGTAAAGAAAAAGGTATTCAATTGTTACATATTTTTGAGAATGAAATATATGATGAAAAAATTTTTAAAATTTGGAAATCTATAATTAGAAATAAATTAGGAAAATCTTCTAAAATATTTGCCAGAAAATGTGAAATTAAAGAGGTATCATCAAAAGAAACTAGAAATTTTTTAGATATGAATCATCTTCAAGGAAATTGTCCAAGTTCTATTAATTTAGGATTATTTTACAATGATGAACTAGTATCATTAATGACATTTGGTAAATCTCGGTATAATAAGAAGATTGATTGGGAATTGTTAAGGTTTTGTAATAAGCTTAATTATTCGGTTGTTGGAGGAGCCTCTCGTTTATTTAAATATTTTCTTAAAAAATATGATGGGAGTGTAATTAGTTATGCAGATATGAGAAGAAGTGATGGCGGATTATATAGGAATTTAGGATTTGAATTAAGTCATAAAAGTGGACCTAATTATTGGTATTTTAAAAATAACAATATTGAATTAGAATCAAGAATTATGTATCAAAAGCATAAATTAAAGAATAAATTAAAAATATTTGATAAAAATTTGACTGAATGGGAGAATATGCAATTAAATGGATATAATAGAATTTTTGATTGTGGAAATCAGGTATGGATTTATGTATAAATTGTTTTTGTTAATTAGTTAACATTTTTATTTTTAATTTAATAGTATAATAATTTTTTTTAATTAAAAAGGTTTTGTTATGAAAACTATAGAAAATATAAATGATGAAGTTTCAGTTCCTAGTAAAAATATATTTAAAATGTTAGGTTATGTAATTGCACTATTATATATTGTTTTACAAATTGTATATCATTCTATGGAATATACCGGTTTTGATATGGAAATGGTTAGGAATAAATTTGTTAGTGTTGGAGGTTATATATTAGAATATATTATTAATGTTGGAGGTTATATATTAGAATATATTATTGAATATTTTAGCAATTTTCATACTGGAATTTTTAGTGGAATAGTATTAGTTATGATATATTCTTCAATGGCCATGAAATTTTTTAAATATTATAATATATCTAGTGATGAATTGGATAGCTTGATAACAGTTATTGGAATTGTATCTATAATTACATTTTGTTTTGAATTTACTTTTTTTCAAAGTATTTTGATTTATATAGAAATATTAAGTATTGGGTTTTTTGCTATTAAATTCCCAGATTATGGTATGCCATTATTAATAGTGGTTGGATTTGTATTAATTTCTTATTTGTTTATACATATTCTTGATGTTAAAATTGTTCTTTTTAAACATAGGTGGTTTGCATTTATATTAACAGTAATGTATAGTTTAGCTGCTTGGGATACATTTAAATGTAAGGGATTCTTAGATAGAGAGGATGGTGATATTTATTTGAAATTAGTAATTTTTACTGGATTTCTTTCTTTATTTGTAATACCTATGACAACTTCTATTTTAGGAAGTATGATTGCTTATATTGTTTTATTAGGTGTTAATGCTATTCTTATTAAGAATCCTGAATTCCGTAAAACTTTATTAATGGTATTAGTTGTTTTATGGTTTTATGAAGCATTTTTTAATAATGATGATTGATAATATAATAATTGGTCAACTAGATGTATCTGAAGAATCATTAGGTATTTTATCTACAGAAAAATCTATTTATTTAACTATTAATGAAGCTAAATTTGGTGGCAATCAATTATGGTTGCCACTAATATTAAAAAATGTAGGATTATTTAATTCTACTTCAGAAATAATTAAAATAGATAAACAACGATTAGCATCTAGTAAATTTAAAGATTTAAAAGAACAAAATATATGTAGGGAAATAATAGAACCAGAGAGTACTAGATTTAAAATAGGTAAAAAAGTTTTTTGGTTATTTGTTAATATGTCAACTACCCCTGAGCTAAATACTTAGGGGTTTTCTTGTCACAAGATCTATAAATATATTTTATGAAATCAAAAAAATTATCATTTATGGAGTATTTAGAATCAAAAGATCAATTGCGATCTTTTTTAAAAAATCCTCCAATAGTAAATAATCAATACAAAGTTAAAAGATTTTGTAAATTATCTACCGGTTCTAATTTAAAAGAAAAATATATTAATTGTTTAAAACCTGGCGAAGAAATAAAAGTTAAATGGAATTATGAAGATATTAATAATCCAGTATGTGAAACAATTAAAATAAATGATAATGAACATACTGTATATTGGAAATCTGGAAAATTTTCAGATTGGTTACAAAAAAATACAAGAAAAATATGAATTAATCAATTGACTTATATCTAGGGCATTTTAATAAATAGAATAAATATGCTCTTATAAGGAAAAATGATGGGTCAATTCGATACATATAATGATGGTCCAAAACAAATTGGATTTGAAGGACAAGAAATATCAATTAATTTTGATAAAACCAGTCCAACTACTGCTAGAATAACATGGAATATTCCACCAAGTGTGCAAGGTTGCGCAGGTATTGAAAAATATGATGGCATTGTTATTACATTAGATACAACTCATACAAATGTTTCTAAAAGTCCTGTAAATGGACAATTATATACCGCAGATCCTACTGGAGATTTTGATCTTCATGCCGGTGATAAGATTAATACTTCATTAGTTGTTGGTGCTTTTTATGGTGATAATACAACAACTTTATTAGATATTTCTGGTTTAACAGAAAATCAAGAATATTATGTTTCAGGATTTGCAGTAGATCAAGAAAAACGATATCATACTCAAGGTGTTCATACCTATTCATTAAATAAATTAACAGAATTTGGAAAAGCTGATAGAGCAGCATTTCAAAATATTCAAATATCAAATGTATTACTTAATGGCTCAGATCCAACCGGATTAAGTCTAATTGATACTTATTCATTTGAATTTATTATTAATGATCCAAATAAATTTACTAATATAGCATCATTTCCTGATCCAGGAACACGTCAAGTTGTTATAAATGATAATTTAACACAATCTATATCCATAGATGGAATAAATGCCCAAACAATAGATTCATTAATTGAACAGATGAATATTCAATTTATGAAATGTGAAAATCCTTTTACTAATAGTTCTCCACCAAATACAGGTGCATTTTATTGGAATATAACACAACAAAAATTATTTCAATGGGATGGATATAAAAATATTGAACAACCTGTAATATTAGAAGATAGCGATCCAACAAATGTTATATTAAATTCTTATTGGTTTGATGGAACCACTTTATTTAATTGGGATGGATCAACGTGGAATACTGTTACACCAATTATAAAATATCATAAATTTTTTACAAATGTTAGTTGTGATGATTATTGGTTTGATGGAACTACTGGTTATAATTGGGATGGCCAAGTATGGTGTTCTGATATAACTTTTGTTCAAGAAAATGATCCTGCTGCTGCTCCAAAATTAGATTGTGGTACTTTTTGGTATGACCAAGTTAATGAAATATTATTAAAATTATCAAATGATTGTCATAAATGGATTCCTACTGATGTTATTTATTGGAATCAAGATCCAAATGCATTATCAGTAGGAACTTATTGGTATAATGATGTTGATCAACAATTATCTAGATGGAATGGAACAGTTTGGGTAAATATTACTGCAACTATTTCTATTATAGAACCACCAACACCCGCAATTAATGAATATTGGGTTAATCCTGAAACAAATATTATTCAACAATGGGATGGAACAATTTGGGTTGGTATTCCAGCAATAATTTTTGATGCAGACCCAACTTTAAGAGAATCTTGCGGATTATGGTGGAATTCAACAACTGATCAATTATTTATTTGGGATATAACAACGGCATCATGGGATTTAGTTGTTAATTTTTTACAACAAGTAATAGATCCATTATTGCCTGCTAAAATAGCAACAGGAACATATTGGCATATTGCTAGTACAGAAACATTATTTCAATGGGATGGGATTGAATGGGTTGAAAAAATTCATGTTGATTATCCTACTGATCCTACAATTAGAGTTATTGGAGATATTTTCTTTAATACAATAACAATGGTTTGGTATACTTGGGATGGCACTAATTGGATTGTTATTAATACTATTAATTCGCCAACAGATCCAAATACATTACCAATAGGAACATATTGGTTTAATACAACAAATGATACATTACAACAATGGAATGGACTTATTTGGGTAGGATTAGCATATTTAACTAATTCTCCAGCGCCACCAAAGGATACATTATGGTTTAATACAAATGATAATTTATTATATATTTGGGATGGTACAGAATGGAAATTAGAACCAGGAAAAATTTCTGCCCATATATTTAAAAATTGTATTCAATTTCAAACAAGATTATTAGGATCATCTGCTAATATTTTAATTAAACCTGAAACCGATAATTTATTTAAATTTTTAAATTCACCAGGAATAAAATATTTACCAGATCAAGATGGACAAGATGGTGTTTCTAATCTTCCATTATATGAACAAATTGGTGTTGGAACAGATGGAAGTCCAGATGAACGAAGAGAATTAATTGATAGTATAAGGGTTCAATTAGGATATCCTGTTGTAGAAGTTGAATTAACAAAACAACAATTTGATACTTGTATTGATGCCGGAATAGAAGAATTAAGAAAAAGATCATCAATAGCATATAAAAGAGGATTTATATTTTTAGATTTACAACCAGAAACACAAAGATATTTTTTAACAAATAAAGCTGAAGGATTTAATAAAATAGTTAAAGTTTCTAATATTAGCAGACAATCTTCTGCTTATATTGCTGGATTATATGATAATGCTGCTTTTGGACAAATAGCTATTCAACATTTATATAATTTAGGAACATATGATTTGTTAACATACCATATAGTTTCTGAATATACGGAACAATTAGAACAATTATTTGCAACTAGAGTATTATTCCAATGGAATGAAAGAACAAGAGCATTAGATGTATTTCAAAGTGTACATCATACAGAACGTGTATTATTAGATGTATCAATGGAAAGAACAGAACAAGATTTAATTAATGATAGACATTTAAAAACATGGATAGAAAATTGGGCTATGTCTCAAGCAATGATTTTATTATCACAAATTCGCGGTAAATATGGAAGTTTACCTGGAGCTGGAGGTGTATCTTTAAATGCCGGTGATTTATATGCACAAGCACAAGATATTATGAATACATTATTATTAGAAATTGATGATATGATTGTAGAATTACCAGAAGAATTTGGTATGGAAAGTACATTAATTATTGGATAAATTAACATTTTGCGATAAATAAAATAAAATAAGGGATTATAAATGGAAGCTTGTAAAAAAATAAGAAATGGCGCAATATGTCCCGATAGTGTTCAAAAAAATTCTAATCAATGTTCACCATTTCAATTAACAAAAACAGATAGTAAAGAATTTTGTTTATTTGATTCTTATGTTGAAGAAAATCTTAATATAGGAGGAGCAGATCTTTTTGTTTTTAAATTATTAGGTGTTCATGAACAAGGAAAATTAATAGATTTAACTGGTAACGGTACACCAATTTCTTCTGGTACCTCAATCGAATTTTCTGCTGATAACGCCTTTATCACAACAGACTGTTATTGGAAATCATTAGAATCTGGAATAAATATAACAGAAAATTCTTTTATTGGATATGATTTTGGTGAAATAAAATTAGATAATGCACGTTTACATTATGGTATTCCAACATCTATTAGACATAATATATCTACAATAAAAATAAAACAAGGTGATAATTCCATAAATCGTGTAATAAAAGCGAGAATTGAAAGATCCGAAGATGGAATAAAATGGTTTGGCGCTGCTCTTATAGATTTACCAAATGATAATAATTTAAATACAATTCATTTTAAACATACAGTTACTTCTAGATATTGGAGAATTCGTCCAATTACTTTTAATGGTGGTGATTCTGATCATTGGGTTGTTAAAGCTATAGAATTAATTGATTATGATTTAACATCTATTGATGATATCCAAGATTCTGTTTTTCAAGAAAATCGTGATAGAGATTATGCATCGGAAAGTATTTTACTAAAAGGCCAATATGATCTTTTAGATACCCAATCAGAATTAACTAAATTTGGAATTGAATTACCATCACAAACATTTTATTTCCAAATTTCATTCTCAGCTTGTGTTAGAAAATTAGGACGTCCTATATTAATAGGAGACATAATAGAGCTTCCTAGTGAAACACAATATGATTTTAATATGGTACCAATCAAAAAGTTTTTAGAAGTCACTGATATTGCCTGGAGCGTTGAGGGTTATACTCCAGGATATACACCAACATTATTACGTGTTATAGCTAATCCTATGATGGCAATACAAGAAACAATGGATCTTTTTGATGAATTAAGTCCAAATGAGACTGATGAGACAGGATTGACTAAATATGGATTAGTTGATATAACAGGTGAAGGTAATTCTAATAATGGACCACAATTTCAGGATTATCATAATGATTCTGAAGATGTTGAGGCATTGGCTATGGAAGATTTGCCAGAAAGTGGAACTGATATTGCTAATCTTACAGAATTTACTGCACAACAAATTAAAAATGCTAATGATCAAGGATTGCATACACTTAGTAATATTAGTGTTGTTCCAAAACGAATTTATGTAGAAGATGCAATGCCATCAAATGGGATTGAATATACAGAGGGCGATGTATTACCAACTAATCCAAAAGATGGAGATTATCATAGATTAACATATAGTGCGATTGATATTGATATACCTGCTAGATTATTTAGATATTCATTAGTTAAAGGTCGTTGGGTATTTTTAGAATCAGATAAAAGAAATGCTTGGAATAATTCTAAACCACAAATGGAAGAATATTATAAATCTAGAAATAATCCAACAAGCAATTCAAAAGTAAAATAAATTAAAAATAGGAATTAAATAATGGCTGCATTACCATATTATTATGATAATCAAATAAAAAGATATATACTTCAATTTATGGAAATTTTTACCGGATTGCAAGTAATGACTGGTATTAGAGAAGATAATACTACAAAAATGTTAGAAGTTCCTATTAGATATGGTGATTCTGATAAAATTGTTGCTAATATTAAATCGGCAGCTACACAAAATAAAATGTTACGATTACCAATAATGAGTACTGCTTATACAGGATTCCAATTAGATCCATCATTAAGAAAAGGTATATCATACGAACGAAAAAAAGTTTATTTAGAACGTGGAGGTGTATATCCAAATGATATTAAAGTATCACATCAATATATGCCAATTCCATATAGATTAGAAACAGAAGTTTCAATTTATACCAGCAATATAGAACAACAATTGCAAATATTAGAACAATTATTAGTTTTATTTGATCCAACTTTACAACTTCAAACTAATGATAATTATTTTGATTGGACTAAAATGACAACAGTTACATTAGAAAATATAGGATTAGAAAATAATTATCCTATAGGATCTGATAAAAACATTAGAGTTATTAGTTTATTATTTTCATTACCTATATATTTAGCTATTCCAGCCAATATCAGAAAAGATTATATTGCAGATATTTTAGTTAGAATTGGTGTTGTTAAAACAGATTCTAATACACCAGAAGAAATAATCGCTGACCTAGATGCACAAGGATTAGATTATGAAAAATGGTTTGATTTAAGTGAAGTTGATATTAATAAAATACAATAATTAAGTAAAAATATCTTTATATGGAGATAAATTATGAAAAAAAGAGCGTTATTAGTAGGAATAAATTATACTGGAACACGAAATGAATTACGTGGATGCATAAATGATGTTATATTAATGAATAATACCATTACTCATAAATTTGGATTTACAGATAATAAAAATAAAAGAACATTAACAGATAGTTCTGCAACAACCCAAAATATATTAGAAAGATTAGAATGGTTAGTTGATGATGCACAACCAGGTGATGTATTATTTTTTCATTATTCCGGTCACGGTAGCCAAATTATTTCTACCGATTATAACAATGATTATGAACCAGACGGCAAAGATGAAATTATTTGTCCAATAGACCTTAATTGGAGAGATAAAGTAATCAAAGATGATGATTTTAAAAGAATATTTTCTAGATTACCAGAAGATGTTAATTTAACAATATTGTTAGATTGTTGCCATTCAGGCGATGGCATTGATAATGGATATGAATATAAACCTACAATGTTAACTGAAAAATCTCAAGATATTGTTGAATCACCAAATAGAAATAGATTATTACCAATGCCGGTAGATATTGAATCAAGAGGATTTGGTCTAAAATTACAAACAAGAAAAGTTGGTGCAATTCAACGTGATTCTTCTAATAGTGGATTATTAATAAGCGGCTGCCAATCACAACAAACAAGTGCTGATGCATGGATCCATAATAAATTTCAAGGTGCAGCAACATTCTTTTTAAATTATGTATTAGCTAAACATAATTATAATTGCACTTATTTAACTTTAATTGACCATATGAATATTAAATTAAATAAATATAAATATCAACAAAGACCTGAATTAGATGGCAATAAAAAATTATTTAAAAAGAATTTTTTACAACCATTCATTTAAAGGAAATAAAAATGTTATTAGAAGAAATTAATAGAATTGTTACAATAACTCCTGGAATCAAAAAGAAAGGATTCCAGGAATTAGATTTTAAACAAATGTTATCCAAACCAAAAAAGAAAAAAGAATTTAAAGAATTAGATTTTAAAGCAGCTCTTAAACGAGCTCCGGTTTCTACACAATAATTAAATTTTTCGATTATTATCTTCGATTCTGCCTTTAGCAGCTTTATAGGCAGAATCACCTTTTGTATTTACTAAATTAGCTTCATCATCTAATAATTGTAATCTAGAATAACCATACATATCAATAATTTCATCAAAAAGATTTTTTAAATCATTACCTTCATACGTATCTGTAATTTGTCCTTTTGGTTCATCATAAATAAAAGCTTTATACAAAGGTCCATTATTATCATCAGATTTACGTAGTTGTTCAACTTTAATAAAACCATTTGATTTTGATTCTTTTAACAATTCTTTTAATAGTGTCATTACAATTCCTTAAATAAATATTTATGTTTATTTATAAATCCATACTTGATTACCGCAATCATATATCTTTCGATATCCATTCAAATACATATTCTCAGTTTCTGATAATTTTGAATCAAATTCCTCTAATTTATTATTTAATTTATGCTTTTGATAACCAAGCCTTGATTCTATATAATACTGCCCAGGTTTCCAATAAAAATAATTTGGTTTACTTTCATGACTTAATTCAAATCCTAATTTTTTATATAAACCACCATCACTTCGTCTCATATCTGCATAACTAATTATACTCCCATCATAATTTTTAAGAAAATATTTAAATAAACGTGATGCTCCTCCAATAACCGAATATCCTATTTTATTACAAAACCTTAACAATTCCCAATCAATTTTCTTGTTAAATCTGGATTTACCAAATGTCATCAATGATACTAATTCATTATTGTAATATAAACCTATATTAATAGAACTATTACACTGACCTTGTAAATGATTATTTTCTAAAAATTCTTTAATTTCTTTAAATAATATTTTTCTAATTTTACATTTTCTAGCAAATATTTTGGAAGATTTTCCTAATTTATTTCTAATTATAGATTTCCAAATTTCTTGTTTAATAGGATTTTCCCATTCATTTTCAAAAATATGCAATAACTGTATACCAAGGTTTTTACATAATTTTGTCTTATTTAAATGGCGATTTTTATCTTCAGCATCCATTGAATATGATGAATGCCAAAATAAACCATTATATTCTATTGCTAAATTATAATCAGGGATATAAATATCAAGTTCTAAAGACTTAATTATTTGTCGATTACCAGATATAACATTATTACTTAAAGACCGACAAAATTCTAAAATTTTATTTTCAGCTATCGATTTATTATAAGGATAACACCTAAGACACCGAATCTGTTCTTGTCCATATTTAATTCGAATTTCACCACATTTATGTTGATATTTTATTCTATTATTAATAATATAATCATCTTTCAATGATAATAATGTATAATCCTTTAATTGATTTAAAAATAATTTTTTTATATTATTAAAACTATTTTTTCTTTTTAATATTTTACTCTTTTCTAATGATATATCATAAATTGATAATCCAGTTTCAGGATTAATCTTTTTCATTGTAATAGCCGCTTTTTTAGCTCCAACTTGATATCCAGTTAATCCAGTTTCAGGATTAACTTTACCCATCATTTCTTTTGTTTTTATTGCAATTTCTTGAGCTTTAGTCAATCCTGTTTCAAAATTAATCTCATTTTTAGTTTTTGCTTGATTAATTCCTGCCATTTGATAACCAGTCAATCCAGTTTCAGAATTAATTTTAGAATTTGTTTCTTTTCTTTTTATTTCAATCTCTTGTGACCTAGTCAATCCGGTTTTAGAATTAATTTTATTTCTAGTACATTTAAATGAACAACATTTAATTTCATTTTTTTTAATTTTAGTTGGTTTACCACATACTGGACATTTAACTTGTTCATATATATTATTTTTTATATACCAAATTCTTTCAACACAATTAGCATCATAATTTAAAAATGATGTTTCATCCCATAATAATTCTTTAATATCCTTATTCCGCATCGAATTCATTAATCCCCTAACAGAATAATCCTTAATTTTTATTAATTCATTTGAATACATAATAATATTATAAACTTTTATACAAATACTATAAATATTTATTGTAGAAAACAACCTAAATGTTGACCAGAAGTAATTCCCCTGGTTCTACGGCACAAAAGGGAATACGTATTACGGAAAATAACTATTTAAAACATTTAAGGAGAATTAAAAATGGCATTAGTTTCCCCAGGAGTATCAGTCTCAATTACTGATGAATCATTCTTTGTTCCAACATCAGCGGTAACAGTTCCACTGATATTTGTAGCAACAGAAGATGAAAAATTACAACCAGATGGTTTAACAGACGCACCAGGAACATTTGAATGGGATGTTGTTAGAACTGTTACATCGAGAAAACAAGCATTAGATTTATACGGTATCCCAAGATTCTTAGCAGATACCGCTGGAAATCAATTTCATGGCGATGCAAGAAATGAATATGGTCTATTTGCGTTAAATCAATTCCTAGGAGTTGGTAACAGAGCTTTTGTTGTCAGAGCAAATGTCAATTTAAATGACGATTTAACAGCAATCAGAGCACTATGGAATAAAAAAATTGCCGCAGCAGGTTTACTTGTTGAATCTTTAGCACAAGATTTTATTAATGAATTCAATATAACTAACGGCTATATACCAGGTGATGCAACTGCTGGATATCAAGAAATTGATTACGGAAATTCAATTGTTGGTACAAATTTAGTCGGTTTATCAGCAAATACCTATGATTTTTCTATCAATATAGACGGTGGAGGTTTTAACTCTACCACAGTAACTTTATCAGGTAGCGAAACTTTTGATCAATTAATAACTGCCATCAATGGTGCTATCACTGGTGCAACAGCTTCAATTGTAAACGGACAATTACGTTTCACAAGTGGATCATCTGGTACATCTTCAACAATCGGTTTAACAAATGGTACTACATTAGATTTATTTGCAGCAATTGTAAGTTATGTCGGATTATTAACCCCAGTAAATGGTGTTGATTTATTTAAAGTAACAGTAACAGGCCCAGAATTAATTTCTATTGTAACAGAAGCTACAAATACAACACTATTTAGCAGTAACCAACAATCATTTGGTTCAGTATTTGGATCATTTTCTTTTAGTACATTAGAACCTATATTCTTTTCTGATCTTACAGCAACACCACTAAATGTATTTGCAAATGGCTTTGATCTACCAGCAACTGGAACATTTATTGGATTTAATGGCCAAGTTGCAGACTGGGTTACCAATCTATTAGGAACATTAATTGCTGATGAATTTACCCCTATAGAAGGATCAAATTTATTCATAGCAGTTGCCGATGATTTTCAATATACAAAAGAATTTAGAAACGGTACAAGTTTAGGTGCTAATGATGCCGCTCGTCGTGTTGCTATTACAACAGCATTACAAGCAACTATCAATAGCAATACCGAAGTCCGTTCTGAAAATTTTGAATTTAATTTAATACTATGTCCTGGATATCATGAAGTTGTTGACGAAATGATTGCACTATCCGTTGATATTTTAGAAGAAGCTCTTGTTATTGGTGATACCCCAATGAATATGAATAATTCAGATGTCGTTGCATGGGCCGGTACAACAGCTCGTCAAATATCACCTCATGTAGCCTATTATTATCCTCATCAATTAGCATCTAATTTAGATGGTGTCAATATATTAGCCGCAGCATCAGGTACAGCATTAAGAACTTATACATTTAATGATAACGTTTCTCAATTATGGTTTGCACCTGCCGGTACAAGACGTGGTCTAATATCAGGAATTACAGATGTAGGTTATGTATCAGGTACATTAGGTGGTCCAACAACCTTTGAACCTCTTCATGTCAATTTAGGCCAAAGAGACGATTTATATAAATATTTCACAAATATTAATCCAATGGTATTTTTCCCAGGTCGTGGATTCCTAGTATGGGGACAAAAAACATCCAACCCAGATGCCTCAGCATTAGACAGAGTCAACGTTTCTAGAATGATCAAATATATTAAACGCCAATTACGTAAAAATACATTATCATTTGTATTTGAACCTAATGACCAATTAACAAGAGATCATCTAAAAACTGTTGTTGATGCTTTCCTAGGTGACCTAATCATTAAACGTGGCCTATTCGATGCAGTCTCAGTCAGTGATGAATCAAACAATACACCTGACAGAATAGACCGCAATGAATTGTACATTGATATTGCACTAAAACCTACAAAATCAGCTGAGTTCATCCTTATACCAATTCGAATTGTTAACACAGGAACCGATATATAACAATAACTTAGGTGATGTTTTTAATCTAATTTGGATTAACTTTAAAGGTCAATATTATTTTATAATATTGGCCTTTTTTATTTTAATATTATGGGTTTATTATGGGTTTATTATGGGTTTATTATGGTATATAATATTAATATGAAAAAATATAGTAAAGAACTTAAGGAATTATTTAATGATCCTAATATAAGAAGGCCGTCTTCTAAATGTAAGACAGGGTCTGTATTGGGTGAATTATTAATGAAAGAAACATCATTTTTGGTTAATTGTTTAAAATTATCGACTAGATTGTGGTATGTGGATAATGATGTATTTGAACAGGTTAAATGTCCTAATTGTCAAAAACCTACAAACGTTAAAATTGATAAGAATGGGGCAAGGATTCAATTTTGTTCATTGAAATGTAGCTCTTCATATATTAATCCCGAAACTGGGTTAACAATACAAGAGCAAAATGGAATTATGCAGTCTAAAACAAAGACAAAAAAGGTTGATGGTAAATTATCAATAGCACAAATTGGGGCTAAAAAATCGGCAGCTACAATGAAAAAAGTTGGTATTGATGGGTTATCTATATATGAAAAATCAGCTAAAAAGCAGAGCGTTACAAAAAATAAAGTAGATGATTTAACAGGGAAGACTATGGCGAAAATTGCTGGAGAAAAAGCAAAAGAGACAATGTCTAAAATTAATCCTGAAACAGGATTGACTAAATTTCAAGAAATAGGTAAAAAAACAAGTAAAACATTAATAGAAAATCCTAATATATGTAAAGAACGGGTTATTAAAAGAAATGAAACAATGGCTGAAATTGATAAGGAAATCGGATTAAATTTATTTCAGATAGTTGGGATAAAAATAAAAGAAACATTATTTAAAATTAATCCTGAAACTGGATTAACTAGGGCTGAAGAAATTGGAATAAAAACAAGAGAAACTAATCGAAGAAAATATTATAAAAAATTATTAGTTAATTTTCCACAAAATTATAAATTATTAACATCAGAAAATGAATATTTAAATCAAAAAAATAGTTTAATTAAATATCAACATGAATGTGGTGAAGTACGAATAGCACATATACACGTAAATATTCGATGTCTTAAGTGTTGTCCTTATAATAAATCTATTGCAGAAAATGAAATTTCAGAATTTTGTCAATCTTTAACTAATAATGTTATATCTGGTAATCGACAAATAATTAAGCCTTTAGAACTTGATATTTATATGCCAGATTATAATTTAGCAATAGAATATGATGGTTTATTCTGGCATAGTTCATATTCAATTGATGCAGAAGATAAAAATTATCATCTTAACAAAACAAATTTATGTTTAGCAAAAGAAATTCAACTTCTTCATATATTTGAGAATGAATGGGAAGATCCAAATAAACGAGAAATTTGGAAATCTATAATTAGAAATAAATTAGGAAAATCTTCCAAAATATTTGCCAGAAAATGTGAATTAAAAGAAGTATCTTCAAAAGATTCTAAAGAATTTTTAGAAAATAATCATTTACAAGGAAATTGTCCAAGTTCTATTAATTTAGGATTATATTACAATAATGAATTATTATCATTAATGGCCTTTGGTAAATCCAGATTTAATAAAAAAGTTGATTGGGAACTGTTAAGGTTTTGTAATAAGCTTAATTATTACGTTGTAGGTGC